ACTAACTTGTTACGATAGCGATTCATGATATCCTTTAGGTATTGCTCAGCTTTAATCTTTGGTAAGTTACCAACGTCAATATAGAAAATTCTACGTTCAGGGGCACGAGCTAGTCGATAAATGACCAATGCATTTTCCATCATGCGAAGCTGATTTGCTGGCTTAATCGCTTTATGGAGATAACTCAATACCATGTTGGTATCCATATCTACTAACCCTGACGGGCAAAACGCAATGGCGTCTTTACTGATACGTAATCCTTGTGTAGGAATAGTTACATTACGTAACGTCCCTAGGCCCTTGTCATTAAAAAGATAATATTCGTCTACCCTTTTAATAAAATCTACGCCTGTTTTGGGATCCTTTTCCTTTTGTACGTCACGAATCTTACGAATTTTTCGTGGATCAATGTAACGAATATCCGTGATCCCTTGCTTTGGATTCGCGGTATCAATTACTTTGTGAAAGTATAATCGACCGTCAACATACCAGCGACGGAAATAATCATGAGCTTTGTTTCGAAAATTTAATTTTCTATTAATGAATTTGAATTCTTGCTCAATAATTTTTTTAATCTTATCAGAAACAGCAACGTCCTGTAAATTTAACTTTACAGGGTCGTCGCTTTCAAAACTTGCAATGCCCGCATTGATGATATCTTCAATCGCCATATCAACATCTGCGTTCATTGACAAGTCTCTATATTTTTTAATTAATTCAGCTTCGGTTTTTGCGCCGCCATCTAAATCTAGATAGGTGCCATAATACCCACTAGCTTTAAATGAATCAACGGCGCCGTCCTCAGAAGGCGGCACGATACTCTTTTCAGTACGTGCCGGTTCCTTCCGAGAAATAGAATATCCAAAAATTTCCATAATATTATGATCCTAGTTTAAATTACGGTAAAGCGACTTCGAAGTGCGAATAATTGAACGTCACATTGAATTCTGAGATTGTGTCGTTTGCATTATACGCCAATGAAATTTCTGAAACCGTTGTTGGGAAAGCGTTCTTGATGTTGTAGGTACGAATAACTTCATCATTACGATCAAGTTGTTCGCAGATTAAATCTGCCATGTATCCACCTGGTGCAGTAGTGCCACCATTGTTTACGTATTCATTCATGAGTGATGACCACTTTTCGAAATAGCTACGTAAGGTGAGCTTCGTATCGTTCATGATAGAAACTGTCCATGGATCAAATGTGCGTTCGCCTGCAAACTTTACTTCGCGTCCACGATAGGATACGATAGTAGGATTTACGTTTGATGCAGGTAATGCGGCTGAGGTAACAAGAATGTTATGATCGCCACCCGGACTTCCCACACCAGCAGGCCAATTCAAAGTAACTCTGAATTGGTTAGGACGGGCGCCACCGTTTAATAATTGTGTCTTAAATGCGTTAATATTCATGACTATGTTTCTCCTTTAAATTAGGCGCCAACGACTTCTTCAAATGCGACACCAGTACGGGTTGCAATGAAGTTTAGCGTGATGAAGTTGATTGAACGAGCGGGCTTAATGTATATATCCGCGACGAATTCATTGCGATCAATGACTTCACCTGTGTTGTTTGTTTCATCGCAGATGACTCGGAAGTCAATTACGCCGCGACGACCTTGTACATCACGTAAGAACGGTTCAACTAAGTTGCGGAATTGTGCGCGGGTAAACGCATCATTGAATTCGAACAATTGATACTTTGAAGCAGTTGCAATCGCCTTTTCAAGGACGATGAACAAGCGACGAACGTTGATACGATCAAAAGCAGATGGCTTTGAAAGTAAGGTCTTATCCCCGAACAATACTGTGCCTTCGCCTGGGAAAGAAACGACAGGGTTGACACCCTTCTTGTACAAATTGTCACGATCTGCCTTATCTGGCTTATACGCAAGCTTGACCACGTTCTTGATTTGACCACGATTTAATCCACCGGGTGAGAACCAAGGATCATTGGTTGAATCTGTGCGGGCGCAAAGACCTGCAACGTCGGCATTGAGCGGGATCCAGCGGTAAACGTCATTGTACTTATCGTATTGGTATTTCCAACCCGTGTCCATGACGGCGTAGGAGCTACTGACATTAAATGCTGCATCGGCACGTGCTGCGAGAATATCTTTAGCTTCATCACCTGGGTTATTCAATACTGTTGCAAGCGGCGGTGAAACGAATACCATACAATCCATGCGTGATTCCGCAATGTTTTGGATGACATACTTACCGTCAGCTAATGAGTGGGGACCCATGACGATTAAGTTGACATCAATCGTTTCTGCATCAGAAAGTAAGTCATACCCAGCGCGAATTTCTGCACTTGTTAATGTTGTTTCAGATACACCACCGACTAATGATGAAGCTATAGGAAGAAGGACCGTCTTGAACGTTGTACCTTGCGCGTTAGCACCAAATGCCGTTCCGCCCACACTTAATCCTGATGCTAAATGATCCATCCAGTAGATGTATTCTGATCCAAGAAGGACATTAACATAATAGTTTGAGCCGCCTTGTGCCGCCTTGGCGTCAGCCGCCTTTGAAACGTTCGCAAACTTTTCAAGTAATGATCCTGGTACTCCAGTGATGATACCATCTTCGTCAACGACTACAATGTGTAGTTCGTCACTTACGCCACCTAATGCTGCGGCGTAATCTGATGTTCCTGGTGCCGCGTCGAATTGTGCGGCATATTCCCATTCTGCCTTAACACTAGCTTCGTCATTTAATGCAACAAGCGCATTAGCGGCTAACACAAGGGCGGTGTTGTTTGTGATAGATGCAACAACCCCGATTTCAAGCCCTGTTGATGTTTTAAGGATGTCACCAACTGTAAGTTCTGTGGCAAATGAGGTGCCTGCACCTAATACCGCAGTTGATGTTAAGCTTGTATCAATCGTACCAGTAAGTGTACGTGTGAATGAAACCGTATCCGCCATAGATACCTTTAGTGAGTTACCTAATACACCGGGGAACTTTGCGGCGAAAGGTCCAACGCTGGCTGACCCGTCTGCATATTGTGCTTCCCAGACATCTTCGTTTTCGATGACGAGTGCAGTGCCTGATGACACAGCGTTACGTGCAGCTGAACCTACTTGACGCACAACAACCATGTTGCCGCTATATGACAAGAAGTTTGCAGCACTGAAGAAACTTTGGAATGTATCGGCGTTTGGCTTACCGAATGTCTTTACTAATTCTAATTCTGAACTGATAGTTACGGGTTGTTTTGCGGGACCCCATGCGAAATTTCCAACGAAAGCGCCGATGGAACTAGCGACCGCAGGAATTACATTTGTTAGATCCTTTTCAACAACTAATACACCTGGCGAAAGTTGAAATGGCATGTTTTTCTCCTATAGAAAGATAATTTTATTAAAACGACACGTTTAAAGATTGAAAATATTTATAATTCTATGTTATTATATTTTTCCATGGCAACTCGTCTTGAGTTGACCAAACAACATTATTATCAATAAAACGTTCCTCATTATCAACACCATCATCTATAAACCCAAAGGGCGTCATCTCATCTGCAATCTGCTGCATTTGTTGCTCGTACATTTTCGCACGAATATCCATGTTTGTGAGTTCTTTGAAATACTGGTTAGTCGTTAACCATCCAAATAACACTAACGTCATTACTAAGTCATCACTGTATCCGATATCTGCACTAAAACTTCCGTTTTTCTCTACGAAGGTAGATAATTCACCAATAGTATCGGCGTCAAAAATAAGTAATTTTTGTTCTTCAATCAAACTCTTTAATCCAAAACAGCCGATACGTTTGACTGATTTATTTGTACGAATTCCTTTCGTAGTAGATTTGGAGAATCCTGGTGAGATATAGGTACGGTTATTTTCTACGACTGTACACAACAGATTTTCATATTCTAACTCGTTGTGTAAGATATCTGCTACCTGACCCCCAATATCATTTATTTCGACTAATACATACGCCTCATTATAATCCTTTGCGGCTTTATAGACAACATCAGGAAGTAACATAGGCGCGATCTTATTATCCCGATATTTTGCAACAAGCTTATAGGGTGATTCAGTTACGTCAACCACCGTAAATGCAGAATAGTCACCCCCAATCCCACGTGATACGTCAACCACAATAATGTATTGATGATTCGGTTCTGGGTTCTCGTAGATGTCGAAATTCATATTTTTGAAAATCGGTTCAACACTTGACATCACCGACAAGGCCCGACCACTTACTAAGGTATTACTTGACCCTAGGAATTGACACAATACTTCTTGATTGAATTTAACTTCACCAAGTGTGCGAAGTTGTTCCTCTGCCCACTTTTCATCACGCCCAGGAATTTCCCAATACGGAATAAAGAACGGGACAAATCCATTTTTCTCTTGTTCCGCTTCATTCCAAAATTTCCAGAAGTGATTATATCCCAACGGCGTAGATGTCAAAAGAATCTTTGTTGTCGTACCGGCAGAAATTGTCGGATACACAGAAGCAAAGAATTCTTCTGCTACGTTATTAGGGATAATCGCAGCTTCGTCAATATACAACCAGTTTACAGATTTACCACGAATACCTGAGGTTGTAGTAGCTGACGTAAAAATGCGACTACCGTTTTCTAATTCTACGTCACCTTTATTCCAGGTACGAACACCCTGCTGTAACCACACAGGTAAACTTTCATACATGGTTTGATAGCGTGACAATACTTCACGGGCAGAACTTCCTTTGTTCGCAAGAATCGCAACAGTTTTACTTTCTTGAAATAACGTGTACCATAAAATA